ATGGAATTAGAAATAGAGGATAAATTACAAGAAAAATATAATCATTTAGAAATAAATGTCAATTATTTAGATTTGCGAAAATATCAAATAAATGTTAAAATAAAAATAGAAAATCAAGAATACAAAAAAGAAATAATACATATATGGGACGCACATTATACAAAAGATGTAAATATAGGTACAATATGTAATCAAATTGATAATTTTATTCTTGGTTTATATAGAAAGGAGTGTAAATATTATGAATAAAAATGAATTTATACCAACAATAGCACCATTAGTAGTAGCAGAAAACAAAAAAAGAGGTTATCCTTTATTTTCATCAGTAGTAATTGCACAAGCAATATGCGAAAGCGGTTGGGGACAAAGTACAATAATGATGAAAGCAAATGCAATTTTTGGCATAAAAGCAACATCAGACTGGAAAGGTAAAGTATATAATGCAAATACACAAGAGTGTTACGACGGCGTAAGTTACACAAATATTACAGCTTGTTTTAGAGCATACGATAGTTTAGCAGAAAGTATAGCAGATTATTTCGACTTAATAACAAAATTAGAAAGATACAGAAAAGCAACAGTAGCAGAAACACCACTAGAGTGTATAACAGCAATAAAAAACGGGGGTTATGCTACAAGTCCGACATATATTAATACTATAATGTCAATAATCAATAGTAATAATTTAACACAATATGACAATGTAGAAAATGTGAATAACTCTATTGATAATTCAGAAAATTATATAGAATATATAGTAAAAAGTGGGGACACATTATCAGAAATAGCAGAAAAATATAATACAACATATCAAAAAATAGCACAAGATAATAATATAGAAAATCCTAATTTAATATATCCAAATCAAAAATTAAAAATATATACAAATGTTTCACAAGAAACAATATACATAGTAAAATCGGGGGATACATTATCAGCAATAGCGCAAAAATTTAATACAACATACCAAAAAATAGCAAAAGATAATAATATTTCAAACCCTAATTTAATATATCCAAATCAAAAGTTGGTGATTAAATAATGGCTTTATTAGAAAGAACTCGGGCAATATGGTACATATTGGGGCAATACATACGACAGTTCGCAAGCTTTAACATTAGAACAGGAGCAAGTAAACGCGCGTTATATATGGGCTTATTTACAAGCAAAGGGCTGGACTTTAAATGCAGTAGCTGGCGTATTAGGTAATATGCAAAGTGAAAGTAGTATAAACCCTCGGGCGTTGGGAAAGTGACGTAGTAGGTGGCGACCCGGAAGCACATGGATATGGCTTAGTACAATGGACGCCATACACTAAATATACAGACTGGATAGTAAATCAAGGTTTTAGCGACCCGTCAGAAATGGACGCTAACTTATATAGAATAATTTATGAAGTAGAAAATAATATACAATGGATAGCGACCAGTACTTATAATTATAGTTTTTACGAATTTACACAAAGTACTGATACACCATATAATTTAGCACTAGCTTTTTTAGCAAATTATGAAAGACCGGCAGACCCAAACCAACCAGCAAGAGGAACGCAAGCTAAATACTGGTACGAATATTTAGGGGGCTTACCACCTGTACCAAAAGTTACAAGAAAACGCAAAAAATTTCCTTGGGCTGTATTAACAAATAAAATAAAAAAACAACGAACATTTTTTTAAAAATGTTCGTTTTTTTATTGACAAATTTAATTTTTTATGTTTATAATTTTAATAGAAAGGAGATAGAAAATGGATATTGCAACTCTTTTAGGAAGTTATGCGTTTCCAGTTGTCGCGTGTCTTGGTATGGCTTGGTATGTTAAATATATTACAGATAAGAACTCAAAAGAAACATCAGAATTAAATGCACAGCACACAAAAGTTATGCTAGCATACAAAGACGAATTAAAAGACGCTATAAGCAATAATACAGTAGTAATGCAACGATTATGCGATACAATGGAAGTAAAAAATACAAGAACAAAGAAAAGTAAAAAAGGAGAGGAGGAAACAGAAAATGAAGCTTAGTAAAGAAGATTTAAAAGCAAAAGTAAATGAAATTGTAACAGATAATGACATTGCAATACAATTACTAGAAGATATCGAGGACAGTATGGAAGTTGGCGAAGTAGATACATCTAAAATAGATGAGTTACAAGCAAAACTTGACGATTTACAAGAAAAATACAAACAAAGATTTTTAAAAGGCGACGATAAAAAAGACGTCGAAGACAAAAAAGAAGTCGATGACGAATTAGAAGAAAAAGAAGTAATCGACATAAAAGAAATTTAATTATAGAAAGGTAGGAAAATAAAATGGCTTTAAACAAAGTTTTAAAAGTTAATAACGATAGCGAGCTTTTATCATTTATTATAAATACTACACCAGAGCTAGCAAGTGAAATAGATTTACCAGTACAAGGCGAAAGTATAGCGCCAATAGGTAAATTGATAATGTCAAATGAAAGATATAAAAATGCTTTCTTAAATACAATAAATTTAATAGGTTTAACTGTAATTGATAGGAATTATTGGGAAAATCCTTGGGAAGTTTTTGCAAACAGAGGTATGTTACCATATGGGCAAACAGTTAGAGAATTGATAGTAGATATAGCAAACGTTTATGATTATAACGAATTTGCAAATGACGTAGACCATTTCTTAGAAAATGTAGTACCAAACGTATATAATTATCTACACGAAATCAATTACCAAAAATTTTATAAAACTACAACATCTGACGAACAAATGGCAATGGCTTTCAATACAGAAGGGGGCTTATTCGATTTAATCGAAAAAATAGTTGGTTCTTTATATGAAGGATATAAATACGATAAATATATAGCAGATAAATATATGTTATGTAGAAGAATTATAGACGGAACGATAACAAGTGTTAAAATAGATAACTACACAAAATTAACACCTAGACAAAGAGTAGCAAAATTAAAATCTATTTCAAACTTAATGACTTTCAGAAGTCCAAACTATAACCCAGCTGGCGTACGTGTATCTACTCCATTTGATAAGCAAATAGCAATTATCAATACAGATTTTGAAGCTGATATGTCAACAGATGTTTTAGCAACATCATTCTTCAGAAATGAAGCAGAAATGAAATCAAGAAGTGCATTAATAGACGGTTTCGGAAATCACGATACAGCAAGATTACAAGAATTACTAGGCGACGCATATGTACCATTTACAGAAGCAGAATTAACAGCACTTGCAAATATACCAGCAGTAATAATAGACGAGGAATTTTTCCAAGATTATTCTTACGCAATGGATAATAACGCAGATACTAAAATGACTGACTTCTATAACCCTGAGTCATTAAAAAGAAATCACTGGTTGCACACATGGAAAGTTTTATCAACTTCGCCTTTTAAGGGAGCCGTAGTTTTTACCACTGATACACCAGCAGTAACAAGCGTATCAGTAAACCCAAGTGAAGTATCCGCAAGTGCTGGATTAGATGTACAATTACAAGCAGTTGTAGCAACAACAGGATTTTCAAATAAGGCTGTAACTTGGAGTATTTCACAAGACCCAGAAACAGACCCAACTAAAAAAGCAACTGTTGATTTAAACGGAAAAGTACATATTCCAGCAGGACACGTAGCAACAACACAAGAACAAGTTACTACACTTGTAAAAGTAAAAGCTACTTCAGTATATGATACTACAAAATCAGGAGAGGCAAGTATAACAGTTCTTTAATAATTAAAACGGCTGGATAAAAAATAATCTAGCCGTTATTTTTATAAGAAGGGAGAAAGAAAATGAAACGTAAACTAATAAATTCGCAGTTGTCTAACTTTAAAACTTACGAAATGTATAAAAGACAATTACTTACACTTGCTGAAAATGTATTTGAATTTTCAAATATGCCAAAATATATTGATACAGCATATTTAAACAAAACATTATTAAGACAAGGAAGTATAGCATTTTTCGTTGACGAGGTATTAGGATTATTAGCATTACCATATCAAAATATAGGAAAATTAGATGTTTACGGCAGACCAACAAGTATACAAGTAATATCACAAAATGGATATAGTAAATTTATTAGAAATCAAGACGACTTCGTTATAATGTATGATAATAATGGACGCTATCCATTATGGTTAGATATACTACAATACAGTGAGCGCATAGCATTAGACACTAGGACAACCGATATCAATATAGCACAGCAAAAGACACCCAGATTTTGGAAAACAAAATCAGAGAAAGTAAAATCAATACAAGATTTAGTAAATAACGTTGATGGTATGGAAAATACAGTAATTGCATACGAAGATTTAGACTTGGACGATACAACATTAGTACTTGCTCCAGCACCTTTTGTAGCAGATAAAATAGACTTGCACAAAGAAAAAGACTGGAACGAATTTTTAAGACTTATAGGTATAGCAAATATGAATTTTCAGAAAAAAGAGCGTAACATAAAAGACGAAGTATTAGCAAGTCAAGGCGGAACAGTTGCAAGTAGATATAGTCGTTTTGAGCCTAGACAAAAAGCAATAGAAGAAATAAACGAAAAATTTAAAAATAAGATTTTAATAAATGGAAAGCCAGCAATAGAAAAAGAAATAGAAGTAAAATATTATGACGGCGTACCAACTACCGAAAAAGAAGTAGAAGAATACGACGTAGAAAGCGAGGGCGAAGATGATACCATATTATAACGGATTATTTATGTTTTATCCTTTTTTACCGCCAAATTGTAATTTACCACCTACAATATATACAATATTAGAAAGCATAGTAAATCCCGATGTAGATTTAAACGAGCCAGCTCCAGAAGTAAAAATAAAGGATTTAGCAAAAGCTGGACGTAGTACAATATTTAATTTTGATTATCCTTTAACATCTAATATAACAAAGGAAAAATTTGAAACAATGATATTAAATCATTTTTTACAAAGACGTATAGGGTTTGAAACTGTAACAGCTTTTCGTATTCAATTAGATGTAAAATTAAATGAAATTATGCCATTATACAATAAGATGTTTGACGCATTAGAAAATTGGGAAATATTTAACGATGGCGAAGTAACTACAAGAACTGGAAAAGATAATAGAACATCAGAAAGTACAAATAATACAAGTAATCAATTAACTAATCATAGTACTACATCTACAAATGATATATCAGATAGACGAAATAGTGAGTTACCTCAAAATCAGTTAGAAGATTTGCGTAACGGTAGTTATGTTACAAATTATAATTATGATACAAATACAAATAATGGCGAGGATAATTCTACAAGTCAAGGAACATCACAAGCACAAAATAACGGAACAGACATAAACGAATATAACGAAACTATAACGCGTTCGCCAGCAGATAAAATAGCAATTTTAAAAGAAATGCAAGAAAATATAAAATCAATATATACATTGATATTTAAAGATTTAGAGTGTCTTTTTTATCAGTTAGTATAAAGAGAGGAGAAAAAAATGAATAAATTTGAGTATAAAAATTTAACACCATTTAAATGGTTTGTATTAGAAAATTTTCCTTATATAGAAGCAGACTTTGACTCTTTAACAGACTGGCAATTATTCTGTAAATTAGGAAAAGAAATGAATAAAATAATAAATAATGAAAATGCTTTGGGTACTCAAGTAGAAAATGTTACAAATGCCTTTATAGAATTACAAAATTATGTAAATAATTATTTTGATAATTTAGATATACAAGAAGAAGTAAATAAAAAAATTGATGTACTTATAAATGAAGGAAAAATAAAATTAGATTTACAACAAACATATAATGAAACAGAAGAAAGTTTAGTATTATATGGAATTATGAGGGAGGTTTAATATATGAGTGATTTTAAAATATTAAATGGTTTTTACGTAAAAGACGAAAAAGCAAGACCCGTAAATAGTGTTTCAGATATGAAGGCAATTTCAAATTTAGTTTCAGGAAACATAATCAGAACAGTTGGTTATTATTCAGCTAATGACGGTGGGCGGAGCTACTTATATAATAAGAGAAAGACTAGAAACAGACGTCGAAGATTTAGGAGTAATCCATTTTATAAATGATAATTTGGTTGCCGAAATGATAATAAACGATAGTGTAAATGTTAAGCAATTTGGTGCAAAGGGCGACGGAGTAACAGATGATACTACACAAATTCAAAATGCTATCGACAAATGTAATATTTTAAATTTTGATGATAGCACTTATTTGACAACAGGATTAAATTTTAAAAGCAATTCAATTATTATATTTAATGATACATCATTAAAAATGAAACCTAACAATTTAAGCACTTATGGAGTATTAAAAATAAAAAATATAGAAAATATTAATATTTATGGTTTTGTTAAATTGATAGGGGATTATTTAGAACATACAGGCGAAACGGGAGAATTTGGACACGCTTTATCAATTATAAGTAGTTCAAATGTTAATATAGAAAATGTACAATGTTCTTATGGTTGGGGCGACGGTTGCTATATAGGTCCAACAGATGATTTATTAAATAATCCTATTAATATAATAATTAATAATTTAGTATGTCATCATAATAGGAGAAACGGTTTGTCTATTACATCAGGTTCTAAAATAATTATTAATAATTTAATAACATATAATAATGGTGGTACTTCGCCTAATGGTGGTTTTGACATTGAGCCATATAATGCAAATAATATTATAGATGTAACTATTAATAATATTTATAGCTATTCAAATGGAAAAACAGGAACAGGCTATCAGGGTTTTATTTCTAACGCTTACACAGATAAATATAATGTAAAAATTGGTACTTTAAAATTAGATGGTGTGCTTTCAGTAACAGTATCAAAAGAAAAATCAATCGTTAATATTGATGATTTAATAGAAAATATACAATCAACTCAAACAGAAAGCGTACTAATAATGACAATGTATGGATTAATAAATATAAAAAACTGTTTAATTGATATAAGCAACGCTCCTTTATTAACAGATAAAGCTTTAATATATAGCGAAAAAATGTTAAACACATTTATTGATAATTTATCAATAATTAATAATGGGCAAAGTAATCCTTATTTTATAATAAATTCTAGCAATATTAGTAATTTTAATATTAACAATTTAAATTATATTGGATTATTGAAAATATCTAGTACAAGAAATACTAATATTCATATTAGTAATATAATAAAAAGAAGTAAAACATTGACAAGTGGGGACAAAGTAATTTATCCTTTTATGAACAATATTATTATTAGTGAAGAAATAGCAACTATTAGTTACAACGACATTGCACAATATGACGGATATGAAATGAACATATATAATTCTAATCAAGAAACAACATGTACATTTTCATTAAATAATGACAGATTTTTATATAATGGTTCAAAAGTATATTCAATTTCCTTACCACCTTCATCTTATGCAAAAATAAGATTTGATTTATTTTCACATTTATATGTTGTTGAATATTTATATACAAATTCATAATTAAATAGAAAGAGAGGATTTTATCCTCTCTTTTATTTTGTTTCACTTTAAACAATATCATTATTTAAAGTATAATTTCCTATATTTGCGTGATTATGCCATATAGTAACACCTCGTCTACAAGCATTATTTATAGTATCCATAAATTTTGAAGGTACTTCTCCGTATCCTATTTCTTCGCTTGCTCCAATTTCTACATAGTTCCAATATCTACGACCAGTAATATTAGGTGTTGCAAGAGATTTTACAGCATATCCAAAACGAGTGAAGTAATCATCAATTATTTTTAAATATTCTGTTTTTACTCGCATTTGTCTAAAACTAAACATATTTCTATTACAAGCCCATATTACATCGCCGTTAGCTTGACCGCCGTTAATATTAGGAAGTAATGACGCTTGATAAAATTGTCCTATTGTATTACCTATATTTCCCGCTACACTCATTACAGCCCCAGCAAGTACCGGTGCAGTAGCTCCGCCAGTTGCAATAGTAGTGGCGACAGCTCCCGCTGTTAATCCTAAACTTACAGCCATATTAACGCTGTTTTGTGTTAACCAATTTGTAAATGCGTCGGAACTCCAAGCACAAGTTGGATATTTTCCAAGAGCTAAGGCTTCGTCATCATTTGTCGCCATACCTTTATAATTCTTAGGTACAATTCTACCACTTCCACCAATAGCAATGCTAAATTGATTTTCAAAAATACATTTTTCAGTACTAAAATCTTCATATTTATATATATTGTTGCTTCCTTGATTATTGCTAACAAATATATAATTGTATGGATATACAAAACATTTATTATTTTTTGGAGTGTAATCAGAAAAAGAAGTTATTTTGTCTATTTCTGTATTAAATTTTTCAGGCGACATATCATAACTCATAGTATAAAAACTAAACGTATTTTCATCACTTATAACTTTTGCACTATGACTTTGTAATTTACTTAGGTCTATTGCTACATCGGGTAAAATAAATATGTTTTGTACATCTTCTATATGACCGTCGGCATTTGTACGAAGTAATAATGATACTAAATCTTTGAAACTAGATAAAGACGTAATATGAAAGAAAAATAGTTGAGTTCCAAATACTGTATTATCATATACAGTAATACCCGCGTATTGTGTACCTTTGTCGCTTTCTAATAATTCAGCCCCCGAGCTTCCGTCTTTTATTTTCCAGTTACTTGCAACAGCTATCCAATAACCTAAATTATTGCCATACGCTATATCTTCTGTTATACTTTCTTGTACTACCTCGCCTACGTCTAAATTTTCGGGTATTGTGTGTAATCCTATTGTATCGTCGTTTACGTGTTGCCTATTTATAAAACAAGTCTTTTTTTGCCATTTGTCAAACCAAGTTGACCAAGCGTCGACAGTAAAAGTAATTTCTGTATTTTTATCGCCTTTATATATTACATCATCTATCCAAGCAAAAAACCATTTGTTTGAATAATCAGGATTTTGAAAAGCTATATAATTTGCTTGTAAACATTGAGCGTATGTAAATCCAGCCATTATACTTCCCGTTGGGCGTAAAAATGAGTAATTATCAGCTTGAGCAACTAAATTAGCTTGACAAAGTTCTAGCATTTGTGCTTCACTATACGAAAGTACGTTTGTATATTGTCTGTCAATATGTATGTTTTTTACTAATAAAATTTTACTATTCATTTTTTATCTCCTTATTTGAAAATCTATAACTTGCTTAAAATCTGTTCCGCACATATCACTTGAATAAAATATTTTGTTTTCCTTGAACGTCATAAACAAGTTACGAAGTTTATCATTTTTTATTGAGATATTATAAATATCTCTTTGCCAGTATCTCGATACTTTTATTACATCAGAAAATACAATTATTTTATTTGAAAATTCTTTATAGTATGGACGTATAAACCATATTGGGCTATTTTTCGTTTTTTTATCTACTAAATATTCACATAAAAATTTGAAACTTTGATATTGAAATCCAAAACGATATAATACATTATATTCTTTATAACTTTTAGGTAAATGGGGCTGTGGACGTGTTTCCCAAGCTCCCGTATTTATCATTTTTGCGTTTGTTCCTATTGTTCCCGATGTTTGACCAGTTGACATACAATACTCTAACGCAATTTTTATAGGTGGATTACCTTCGACTACGTCAGGTATTTCTTTTACTACTATTGTTCCTTGTTTTTGTGAACTTATTAAACTATGCAAGCCCCAGTCATTTATATAAGGACATACTCTCGATATTGTATTACCTACAAGCCATAATCTAACTTTTAGTCTTTTTCTGTCTACTGTTGCATAAAAATTCATTAGTTTATTACTTTCATTAGGTAGATATGTACTACGGCTCATAAATTCTTCGAATATTATATCTTCTACATCTAAATAACTTGCACCAGCATAATTCTGTTCTGTCGATAACGCTACTACATAGCCTATTTTTTCAAATCTTTTTGTTTTACCCGTTTCATTATCATACACAGATAAATATAAATTTTTTCTATATAATGTAATACAATTATATTTTCCGTTTGTTAGTTTTGCTACATCTACATCTTGAAAATATTGCTCTATTTTCTCTGATGTTATTTCCTCGCGTAATCTACGCATTAAAATAAATCTTTTTCCAGTTTTTAAATATTTTTCTACGGCTTTTTTATGTTTTACTTGATAGCTTTTTCCATTGGAACGCTCGCCGTATATCAAGTTAAATCTTGCACCGTATCGCGTCTATTTTATCTAAGTTATAATGGACTATTTTTTTATTCGCCATTGTTATTTTCTTCCTTTATATATAATCTTGCAATTTGATTTTCGATTTCTTCTCTTACAGCCTTTGCCTTTTCGTCTTTTAGTCTATTCGTTAGTAGTCCTCCTCTGTCTACTTTTGTTTTTTTACACGCGCCCGATACTGTTATTTTTGAAAATTTTTTAATAAATTCTAAATCTTTCACTTTCTCACTCCTTATATTTTGCACGTTTACTAGAATTATCAGAAATTAAGTCGGCATAATCTAGCGCTTTACCTAGTATGTATGTTGTCGGAACAATACAGCAACCGGCTTTTGTCTTCTACTGTATATTCGTTTCCTTGATAATCTATTATAGTACATTTTTCTTGATTTTCGCAATACATTAGCAAATTTTTATTTGTATATTTAAAGTCAAACACGAAATTGTCTTTAAATTCAGATAAATTCTTTAATCCTAACGCTCCGCTTTTTTGGTACTCCTGCTACTGTTATTTCTAATACTTTTGCTTTATTACCTTTTATTTCTTGTACATTTGTATCTTCTTTTATCTTTTCTTTGTCTATCCATTTTGTGTATGCGTATTTTTTAGCCCCTTGCGTTATAAATTCGTCGTATTTTCCGTCATTATCAAATACACCTAGTATATGTTTTTCGCCTTTACTATCTTTTGGGCTAAATTTTTCGTATGGTATGTCTAGTAATTTACTGACGTGTTTTAATTTATTTATAACAAATTTATTATAATCTTCTATAACTTTTTTGTTATATCCCTCTTTTAATTTCATACTATCAGTATCACAATACACTACATATTCATCTAACTGTATTACATTTTTTAATAAATTAGAACGTGCAAACGCAGTAACCCAAACACCATACGCAAAACTTAAAAATGCTTTTTTCTTTTCTTCATTTAATTTCTCTATTATTTCCGCATTGTCTAATTCTCTTTCGCTCCAGTCTAACACGTTATCGTATATTACTTCATCACGTATCATATTTGTAACGCTCATACCATACAAAGCATTGAATTTATTTTTTTCTTTTGCGTATTCTACCTCCATACCTTCTACGTTTTTATATTTTGTTTTATTTACATACTTTTCTAAAACAAATTCTATAAATTGTTTTGGCAAATAATCGTATAAACTATAATAACTTTCTTTTATTTCGTAACTATCATATTTATATGTATCTAAGATAAAATAAAAGTCTACATCTGTTAAAGTTATTGTTATGCTTTCAGCTTCTATAATTCTTCCATTGTCATATACGCCTTTTACAATTTTACTACATTTACTTTGCGAAATAAAATTATTATAATATTTACATTTTATATTTTTAAATTCTACTACTAACAAATATGCAAATCTTGATAACATTTGATTTTTATTTTTTATATTACATTTTTGAAATTCAGTAGACGGGAATTGATGTGATACTAATATATATGGATAACTAGATGTAAAATCCCAGCTTTCTATATTTCGTTGTATCTCATCTGTATAAATCCAATTTGCGTGAGTATATCCTCCAGCAAAAGCCTCTTGTAATAAATTATATACGTGCGGATTTATATTGATAGATTTTTTTACTTTTCTTTTATAGTCCCAGTCTTCCGATATTCTTTCTTTTAGTTCTCTCCTTACGTGTCCCGTGCTTGTTAATGGTATTTTGTCAACTCTGCCGTATGTTTCTAATTCTCTTTTAATATAGTAATATATAACTAAACAGTCATACTCGCAATATCCTAATTCTTTTTCTGTTAGTTTCGTTGCTGGCGTTCGAAGTAACGTATAGTCTAAATCGCCTACTTTCTTTTCTACTGGTAACATAAATACTTTTGGCAGTAGCTTTAATGCACAATTTGACATTTGATAAGTACATCTAATTTCTATATTATAGTCTTCTAGTTCGCATTTCATAACTTTATGTTTTTTTCTTGCTACTACGTTTTTAAATCTAAATATACTTTTTAGATATTGAAATTCAAACGCTAAATTATGTATAAATACTATTTTTTTATTGCTATTGTAATAATCTAAACGAACTAAAAAATTTCTAAAATCTTCCCAAGTTCTACCATAATATACTTCTTCGTTAATAGAAAACATCCAAATATACATACAACTTTTAAATTCTGCTTGTTTTTGTTCTTCTTCCGTTAATTCTAAATATTTTATTGCTGGTAATATTTTTCCATTTAATATTAAATAGCTTGATGTTTCTATATCAAAAGCATATATTGTATTATCGACCTTTTTTCTATCGCCTACTATATCTCCAAAATGATACTGAAATTCTTTAAAATATTTCATATTTTATAACTCTTTTCTTTTATCATTTATAGCGTTCATTAAATAATTATACTCTTGCTCTTTAATTTTTCCCTCGGATAATAAATTACTTACTATACTTTCGACTTCTTGTAAATCATATTCACTTGTAGCACTTGCTATAAGCTCTAATACATTACTATATAACATTTCTAAATCGTTTGTATCTTCATTTCCTCGATAAATATATTTTGCGTAAATTTTTCTTAGTATATTTTCCATTGATGTTCCTCTATTCCATTGTTTTACACTTTCTATTTGACTTGCAAATGTAGAATAATCGTTCTGTTTTTCTCTAGCTTCTTCTATTATACCTGTTACAGTAGAGCCGGGTATGAAATTTGTTATTCCATTTACTTCTTTATCGTCAAAAAAATTAACTAACGCCTCAGCTTCCTCATATGATATATCCGAAACATCAGTACTAAATCTTATTTTTAATGTCTTAATAGCTTTTTGTTTAGCTTTCTTTATTCCTCTTTTAGTACTAATACTACTATTTAAAAATTCTTTTGTAGCTTTTATAGTTGCTTTCATTTGTGTAACTGTCATAGATTTATTAGCTTTAACACGTCCAGAAATAGTCCAAGCTTGCAACGGTTCGGTTGCAAGCTTTTCCTTTAAATATTTTGTAGCCCAAGTATCTTTTCCAAACTCGCGTTCTAACCTTACTATACGTTGATTAGCTGTTTTACTTAATTTTTTTAATTCGTTAAATAACTCTTGTTCTTCTCGAGTTAGTTCCTTTTTTACTCTAGGCATATTTTTTCCTCTTTTCTACAAATTAATTAAAATGGTAAATCGTTGTTTGTAGCTTCTTCTTTTTGTTCTGTTTTTTCTTCTTTTTTGTTGTTTCCTAATACAGGTACTGCTTTATATGTTTTTCCTTTCTTTGTTTTTACTTCTGTTAGTCTTACGCTTTCTACTTCTCCGAAATAATCTACTACGCTTTCTGTAAAGATTTCGCTACTGCTTGAAACTAATCCGTATTCTTCTGTATCAAAGTAATTTATATCAAACTCTTTTTCGTCTGTTACAATATGACATTTTGCATATCCTGTTATTTTAACTTCTACGCCTACTAATTCTGATAATTTGATAGCTGTTAAATCTCCTTTCTTTGCCATTTTTTCGAATAATTCGTTGTCGCAAGTTCCTTTCTTTTCGTTTACTGTTACTTCATACTTTCTTGTTTCCATTTTATTTCCTCTTTCTTGCTATTAGGTTGCAAACCATAAATTTTCTAGCTTTCATAAGATATAGCTATAACTTTCAATACTTATGTATTGGCGTTTTCACTAGGACGGCTCGTCACTCATAACCGAAATACTATATACGTATTAGTATGTTTCCCAACCTCTTACAACCATTCGAAAGGTTAGTCCCGTTTTACTTTTTATGATAGGTTACTGCCTATCTCCTTTCGA